GCTTTTCTGGTGGCGGTAGCACACAAAAACTCTGGGCGGGTTATGAATTTGGAAGTAATCGCTTGCGTCAGTTCCCCAGAAGAACACCAAGCAAAGGTCGCGGAAACGCTGGCTACTTTATCTATCCAACCCTTCGTAAGATTCAGCCTGAATTGATTAAGAAATGGCAAGAAGCATTCTCCAAGATATTGAAAGAGTGGGATAAGTAATGGCTGGCAGTAGAACGCTCAAGCTCTCGATTCTTGCTGATGTTGCTGATCTCAAGAAAAATCTTGATACTGGCTCTAAAGAGGTTGAAGGCTTTGGGGGTAAATTAGAGAAATTTGGCAAGGTTGCAGCAGCAGCCTTTGCAGCAGCAGCGGCAGCAGCAGCGGCCTATGCAGTCAAGTTAGCCGTTGATGGCGTTAAAGCAGCCATTGAAGATGAGGCTGCCCAGCTTCGTTTAGCCAATGCCCTAAAAAATGTTACTGGCGCAACCGAAGCCCAGATTTCAGCAGTTGAAGAGCAGATACTTAAAACTTCACTAGCTACTGGCGTTGCTGATGACCAATTACGCCCAGCCCTTCAGCGCCTAGCAACTGCAACAGGATCAGTAACTAAGTCGCAAGATTTACTGACCCTAGCCTTAGATATTTCAGCCGCTACTGGTAAGAGCGTAGAGTCCGTCTCAAATGCCCTTGGTAAGGCCTACGAAGGCAATACAGCCTCTTTAACGCGTCTAGGTGTTGGATTATCAGCTGCCGAAATCAAGACCCTTGGCTTAGAAGGCACAGTAAAGCAACTAGCGGAAACCTTTGGTGGAGCAGCAACAGTTCAAGCCAATACCTTTGAAGGTCAAATCCAAAGATTAAGAGTCGGCTTTGATGAAGCCAAAGAATCAGTAGGAGCTGCTTTATTGCCTACCCTTCAAAGACTTTTGGATTATTTTATAAACACAGTTATTCCAAAGTTTATTGAGTTTAAAGACGCAGCACTAAAGCCAGTTACTGATGCAATTGCTAGAAATAAAGATTCTCTAACTATTCTTTATAACTTTATTAAAGACTTTGTAGTTCCAGTCTTAATCAATAACCTTGGTGGAGCACTTGGATTTATTGGTAAAGTCGCTGGCGGTATTTTAGATGTTATTGGCGCGGTAGTTAATGGAATTAAGAGCGCAGTTAATTTTGCCATTGATGCAATAAATGTCCTTATCCGCGCTTACAATGCCGTTCCACTTTTGCCTAATGTATCTACCATTTCTAAGCCATCATTTTCAGCCCCTAGCACTCCAAGCAGTTCAACACTTCCAAAGATTGCTACTGCTCCAAGCCCAAGCATTCCAGCTGCTCCTAAGCCATCCACTACTCCAAGCGCCCCATCGGCTTCAACTCCTAGCGCCCCATCAACGCTAGTGCCAAGCGGTAATGCAATTCCTTCTGGGTTTAATGTCGCTGGCACAGTTGCAGCTAATCAGCAAGGCAATGTCGTAATCAATGTTAATGCTCCATCCGCTATTGATGAAGAAGGCTTTACCCGAGCAGTTATCTTGGCGCTTAACCAGACTCAAGCCAGAACGGGTGGCGGGGGAAGCCAGCTAGTTCTATGACCCTTTGGAATCCCGTTTATCGAATTAAGGTAAATGGATCAACAGTAACTGGAGTAACGCTTAGCGGACTAACTATTACTTCTGGTCGGACAGATATTTACTCTCAGCCAGTTGCAGGATATTGCAACTTAACACTTATTGAAACGGCTCAAGCTCAAGTCCCTTTTGAAATTAATGACGCAGTAACTATTGAGGTTCAAAATTCTGCTGGAACCTATGTAAATCTATTTGGTGGCTTTATTACTGACTTAGGTATTACAGTTCAGACTTCTGGCTCAACTGCGACAAGTCAGCAGATTAAGATAATTGCGGTAGGAGCTTTAGCGAGACTCAACCGAGCGGTCTATGTTGGCAACTTTGCTCATCAATTTGATGGCGATAGAATTTTAGAATTACTGGAAACAGTTTTATTTAATCAATGGAATGAAGTCCCAGCAGCTTTAACTTGGGCAACTTATGACGCAACAACTCAATGGCAAGATGCAGAAAATAGTGGATTGGGTGAGATTGATACCCCAGGTGATTATGAGCTTCATTCTGAAAATGGTTTAGACAATACAGTTTATAACCTAGCTTCTCGCTTTGCTACTAGCGGACTTGGTTATTTATATGAGGATTCTCAAGGTCGCATCGGTTACGCAGATTCAACTCATAGATCGCAATACTTAGCAACTAACGGCTATGTCGATTTGGATGGCAATCACGCCATCGGCCCTGCTCTATCAATTTTAAAAAGAGCTGGCGATGTTAGAAATTCTATAACTATTGGATATGGAACTTCAGGGGCAGAAGTAACAGATGAAGATTTGGCATCAATATCTGAATATGGCCTTCTCGCCTCTACCATATCGACCACACTTCGCAACCAAGGCGATGCCAATGCTCAAGCAGCGTTCTATTTACTTATCCGCGCATATCCTCAATTCGCCTTACGGCAGATAACCTTTCCTATAGCCAGCGGTGAAATCGACAATTCAGACCGAGATAACCTTCTTGGCGTATTTATGGGCCAACCCCTTAATATCATTAACTTGCCAGCCAATATGGTAAATGGAGAATTTCAAGGATTTGTCGAAGGATGGACTTGGACAGCCAGTCTTAACCAGCTCAATTTAACCCTAAATGTCTCGCCTATCGCTTTCAGCCTTCAGGCGTTCAGATGGAACTCAGTCCCAGCGACTGAGACTTGGAATACAATCAGCCCAACTTTGGACTGGCTAAACGCTACAATAGTTGCATAGGAGACACAATGCCGAATACTTCGAATTTTAACTGGCCAACGCCAGCAGACACAGACCTTGTCAAAGATGGTGCAGCTGCCATCCGCAACCTTGGTAATGGTGTGGATACTTCATTCCTTGATTTAAAGGGTGGCACTACTGATCAAGTGCTTGCTAAGAATTCAAACACCGATTTAGATTTTAAGTGGGTGGCCCAAGATGATTCTAACGCTATTCAAAATGCAATAGTTGATGCTAAAGGTGATTTAATTTCTGCTACAGCAGCAGATACTCCAGCAAGATTGGCTGTCGGTGCTAACGGAACAGTTTTGACAGCGGATTCTGCGGAAACGACAGGACTTAAGTGGGCTGCACCTGCTGCTGGTGGCAAGGTGTTGCAGGTTGTTTATGGTACTTATGACACACCAACAACAGTTGCATCTGGAACATTTACCGACACAGGATTGACTCTATCTATTACGCCAACTTCTGCAACTAGCAAAGTGTATATTTTAGCAACGCAAAATGGCAGGGTAAGTCGCCTTAGTAATGAACAAATAGCGGCTTTTAGAATCTTAAGAGGTGCAACAGTAGTATTTAGTACAGATACCTCACCAGGCACTAGCGGTTATACAGGTATGGGCGGTGGTGGAAGCGGTTTAACTACTTTCTTATTTGTAAATCATATTCCATTACAATACTTAGATTCTCCAGCAACTACTTCATCTACTGCATATAAAGTGCAAACTAAGGTCGCGATTACAGCTAATACAGGTGAAATTACCTGTCAATATGAAAATGCAAAATCAGCAATTACTCTAATAGAGGTAGGCGCTTAATGAGTTATTTAGTCAAAGCAATAAAAAAATTAAAACCTAATGCAGAGTTTTCATTTAGTGGTGACGATTACTCAACTATTAAGTGGGATATTTTAGACGGCGATGCACCTACTCAGGCAGAGATAAATGATGCCATTGAGCAGGTTAAAGCTGATGAGATAGCCGAAGCCGAAGCAAAGGCCACCCAAAAGGCAGCCCTGCTAGATCGGCTAGGTTTAACCCAAGAGGAATTCAATACCCTCATAGCATAATCTTGAGGGATTGTGCTAAATAAATAATATGCCTAAATTATGCGCAGCAGGAATTCAACTTCGGGAGCAAATCGATGACGATTATCCTGATCGCGATAGGAAGTCTGATGGCTGGGTGGCTGATGCTCGGCATCTTGCAAAGGGCAGTTCTGACCATATACCAGACGCAAGAGGAATCGTCAGAGCTTTAGATATTGATTCTGATTTATCAGCTCATAAAGAAGAGGCTTACGCATTAGTTGAGAAGATTCGTAAATGCGCAAAAAAGGGCGATAAGCGAATTAAATATATTATCTACGATGGCAAGATTATGAGCCCAATACTGGGCTGGAAGCGGCGTAAATACTCAGGCGCTAATCCTCATCGTAGTCACTTCCATATATCATTTACTAGCTTGG